TCATAACAGAACATGGGCTAACTCAGGGATGATGGGCTTCTTCAGAAATGCCTGCTATAATACTCTGGTCAACGGCAACAAGCTTGCCTATGTATACGGTAGGCATGGGAAGAACTTCTCAGTACCATCTTTTGCTGCAAAGATAAAGAACGCAGCAGAATTTATTTCTGGTGATGGCCTGAATGAGATGAAGGTGTGGTATAATAGTGAGGTTGGCAGAGATAATGTAATCAAACTGTTCTCCAACACACTTGCCAAGCGTATGGATAATGTAAGCAGGGCGACAGTGCCTAACAAGGTTATGCTATCCAACCTGATGAAAGTATTTGATGAGGAGACCAGACACCTGGAGGGTCACGGTAAGTATGAGAAGTATGGCACACGAGACAGGGGTAATCTCTGGACTGCTTATCAGGCAGCTACAAGCTGGTCTACCCACGTAAAGAAGAACAATACCAAGCCGTTGCGTGAGGAGAAGGTGCGGAAGATGCTGGCCTCACCACACTGGAAGGAGTTGATTGCGGCATGAATAAATTATCATATAACATCTATGCTTATGAAGGTCTTGGTAATCTGCTTGAGTTTGCAGAGAGCCAAGGCTGGTCTGAACCAGACGTAGATCTGGAGCGTGTAGATGCAGTAGATTGCATTGAGATTGATGCAATAGACTACCTGACCAAGAAGGGTTGGGAGATTTCACTGGACATGGAATGAGTGTGGTCATGAAACAACTCCGAGATATTTTTCAATTCAATATCTCGGAGTACCACGCCTCAACCTCTGTGAAGAGACCTAAGAGCGGAGACAATAAATGACATACATAATTGTGCAAGAACTACCTGAGTATGGCTTTGATGGTGTAGATGCCATGCTAAATGAGGAAGCTACTGCTATAAAAACTTTCAAGACAAAGGAGGAGGCGGCAAGGTTTCTCTCTTCAGCAGGACTACGTGAAATGGAGTTTGGATTTCCATACGACATAACAATACAGGGACTACACTAATGAGAAAGATATTCTTATTGATGGCTTTAGTGTGTCCAACAATTTGTGTAATGTTTTCAACAGCTAAAGCTAGTGAACTTAATTGTTTAGTTGAAGCAGTATATTATGAGGCACGATCAGAACCCATCACGGCACAGTTGGCAGTAGCTAATGTTATACTTGAAAGGGTGAGGGATGAGAGGTTTCCCAATACAATATGTGGGGTGGTACATCAAGGAAGATATAATAGAAGGGGTCATCCTATCAGACATCAATGTATGTTCTCTTACTGGTGTGATGGTAAGCCAGAGAGGATGAAAGAAATAGAAGCACTTAAAACGGCAATATCTGTGTCTGAAATGGCTATCACTGGAGTAATAGTAGAGATGACAGTAGGTGCTACACACTATCATGCCACTTATGTAAGACCACATTGGAGACTGTCTCACACCTTCATGGAATTAGGTCAGCTAGGTAGACATATATTTTATCTTGACACACGTTAAGAAATAGTGTATAATAAGTAACTTTATGTGGAGTTAATTATGAATGAATTGGAAACACTAAGAAAACAGGTTAAACAATTAAAAAAAATAAATGACACTCAAGATAAGGCCATAAAAGAATTAATGAAAGACCTATCAAAAGCTAAACAGGAAGTTAATAAAAGATCACAGTGGGTAGAATATGAGAAAGATATATAACTTTAAAGATTATGTTTTCAAGAAAGAGGAGAGAAACAGATTAGCTTATGGATATTCAAAGGAACTGTGGAATATTATAAAAGAAAATGGATATGATGTAAATGATCCATCAGATATAGATCAATTCTTTAGGGATTTAGAGGAAGAATAATGGTAAAAAATTTATGGCAGAAAGAAAGAAACGCACTATTCCGTGATCTGGTGCGTCAGTATATTGAAGAGGGGTATGACCATAAGGAGGCAAAGAAACTTTCGCGGCAGGAGGTGGATGAAATCATGCAAGATAAAGAAGATTTTGTAGATAATCTGTGGGCAGAAACATATCGTGACAGTTAGATTAATAACACACATGGGTACGGATCTTACCGTAGTCAACGCGGCCAGAGTAAGCTTTGACAAAGAATCTGATTGGGATGAGATACCTTTTGCTGGTAAGGTGGATGGATACCTATCAGCAAAGGATGAGAAGCTAATAAAATATCTAGCAAAACATAATCATTGGACACCCTTCGGGCATTGCTCTGCACAATTTAGAATTAAAGCACCAATCTTTGTTGCAAGACAGTTAGCTAAACATCAGGTGGGATTGGTATGGAATGAGGTTAGTCGTAGGTATGTCAAGACTGATCCTGAGTTTTGGATGGCTACTTACTGGCGTCAGGGTGCTGATGATGTTAAGCAGGGATCGTCACCAGTGGAAGTTAAATCACAAAGTCTTGTAAACTATATATTTTCTGATGCAGAGCGTCACTGCGCCGATGCTTACAAAGCAATGTTAAAGATGGGAGTATGTGCAGAGCAAGCCAGAGCTATACTACCACAGAGTATGTTGACAGAATGGTACTGGTCTGGTACACTTATGGCGTTTGCGCGAGTGTATGGTTTACGTAAAAGTAAAGACACTCAACTTGAAACTAATAGAATAGTATTACCTATTGGAAAAGAAATGGAAAGACTATTTCCTATATCATGGAGAGCTTTATGTGGGATATAATTTTAAGGAAAGACTATGGCGATGTGGTTATTCAGAGTTTTAAAACTAGGAGACAGGCGGAGGAAGAACTCAAGAACAGAGAATTACTCACGCAACATCTTGGAGCCAGAAGTAATAAAATTTATTCAATCAAGAGAGGAAAGGGAAATGGACGTACTCTTAGAAATATATAGCGATGAAGAGAAGTCGCAGCCCACACTATCTTTCAAAGCTGCTTGGAGAAAGATGGATAGAGTCGATAAAATCGAGACGCTTGTATCAATGGAGAAGGAGATCATGGGGTACAGAAAAGAACTGTGCAAAGAACTGCTTGACATGAGCAAGGGGAAATGGTAGTATGTCAGAACACAAATCAGACAATAACTTTGTCAAACATACATCGTGTGACAGGTGTGGTTCAAGCGATGCTTTAGGAGTGTATGATGACGGTCACACCTATTGTTATTCTTGCAAGACGCGAAGGGCAAACCAAGACATAGGAGAACTTATGAAGTCTGAACAAAAGGTTGTAAAAATGGCACAGACAGTAAACAAAACCTTTACATACTCAAGCATTACTGATCGTAAGATTAGTCTGGAAACGTGTAGAAAATATGGGGTTGGTATTTCCAGAAGCGGTACGGTAATAGACCACCATCAATATAAATATTATAACAGTGCAGGTGATCATGTAGCATCAAAGTTCAGACGCACTAAAGACAAAACCTTCTGGTCTGAGGGGGACTTGTCCAGTTGTGTTTTGTTTGGACAAAATCTTTTCAATCAGTCTGGCAAGTTCATTACCATATGTGAGGGTGAACTGGATGCCATGTCTGCCTATGAACTGATGGGATCGAAGTGGCCTAGCATCTCTCTGAAGAATGGTGCAGCATCAGCCGTGAAGAATTGTAAGGATGCACTTGAATATCTTAATAAGTTTGAAACAATCGTGCTGTCATTTGACAACGACAAGCCAGGACGCCTAGCTGCTGAGAAAGTAGCGAGATTGTTTGAACCTAACAAGTGCAAGATAATGACTCTTGAATTAAAAGATGCCAATGAATATCTCAAGACAGGACAACGCGAGAAGTTTACCCAAGCTTGGTGGAATGCAAAGACCTATACACCAGCAGGTATTATAAACCTTAAAGATCTTAAAGACAGTTTGTTTGAAGAGGATTACAGCGAGACTTGCATGTATCCTTGGCCTCAGATGAATGAGAAAACCTATGGCATGAGGACAGGTGAACTTGTCTGCTTCACCAGTGGTGCTGGCATGGGCAAGTCAAGTGTCATGCGGGAACTAATGTATCATCTCATGCATAACACACAAGACAACATAGGTATCCTTGCACTGGAGGAGAACACCAAGAACACAGCATGGAACATCATGTCGGTAGAGGCAGACGCTAGGCTATACATACGTGAGGTACGAGAGAAGTATAGCAATGAACAGATAGAGGGTTGGTTTGATGATACCGTAGGATCAGGAAGGTTCTTTGCCTTCGATCACTTTGGTTCAGTGGAGAACGATGAGATACTGGATCGTGTACGATACATGGCAAAGGCTCTTGATATTAAATGGGTGGTACTTGACCATCTAAGCATCCTTGTTAGTGGACAGGAGGACAAGGGTGATGAACGCAAGTCCATTGATATCCTTATGACCAAGCTACGATCTCTGGTAGAAGAGACAGGCATAGGTCTGTTACTTGTATCACATCTACGCAGGCCATCAGGTGATCGAGGGCATGAGGATGGTAGAGAAGTATCACTCTCACATCTTAGAGGGTCAGCCAGTATAGCACATTTATCCGATAGTGTTATAGCCTTGGAAAGAAACCAACAGGCAGACGACGAGATCGAAGCCAACACAACTACAGTCAGGATACTAAAGAACAGGTACACTGGAGATACAGGCGTGGCTTGCTACCTGCACTACAATAAGGATACGGGTCGTATGACACAGATTGATAATCCCTTTCTGGAGGATACTGACTGATGCCTCAATCTAGAGAAGAAAAGAATGCCAAGGCTAGAAAACAGTATGCCAAATATAAAAATGATAAGGAGTGGGTCGAATTGAGGTATTGGCAAAGGTTAATGGCTAGGAAAAAGAATCCAGAAAAATATAGACAACATGAAAGAAATGCTCATCAGAGGACTTTAGACATGGATCATCCTACATTCTTTACCCGAAGAGTTAGTAGGTGTAATCTGAGATCTAAAAGAATTAATCTGGATTGTGATATTGATGCATTGTATTTAAAAGAAATTTTTCCACAAGATAGGAAATGTCCCATACTAAATATACCTTTTAAAACAGGGAACGAGGAGGGCAGGTTTAATTCCCCAAGCCTTGATCGAATAAATAATTTAAGGGGATATGTAAGGGGGAATCTAATCTGGGTATCACAGTTAGCAAACAATATTAAATCATCAGCAACGCCCGACCAAATTATTGCAGTAGGTAAATTCTATAAACAGTTAGAAGAGGAAGGATTAACCAAATCAAATGATATATAAATATACCTTAACTGACCTTGAGCAAAAGCTTTGCTCCGAAGGTGCTGCAATGCGTTACAATACAGCACGATCATCTAATGTACACAATGGTAAGATTGGTCCTCAAAGCAATAAGGAGACAGATCTTCTAGGACTGGGAGGGGAACTGGCAACAGCCAAATGGTTAAATGTTTATCCAGACTTAACTATATATGCCAGAAAAGGAGGCGTTGATTTACTGTCTCAGTCTGGCCGTCGCATAGATGTTAAAACAACTAAGTATGCATCAGGAAGGTTACTTGCAAAAGTAAATACACCCTATGAAGAGATTGACATTTTTGTTTTGGTTACCGCTGACTACCCTACGTTTCTTATTCGAGGATGGGCAACTAAAGATGAATTAATTAACCCTAAAAATATAATTAATTTAGGACATGGTGATGGTTATGGTTTAAATCAAAACCAGTTACGGACAGATAATTGGTTAAATGTTTATCCGAAGATAAGGCAGGGCGACGAATAGTGAGAGCTATCGTTGACATAGAAACGGACAAGCTGGATGCAACGAAGATACATTGCATAGTAGCACAGAACTACTATACAGGACAGGTATGGGAATGGGTGCAGGATTCTTGTCGCAGGTTTAAAGAATGGTCTGGGAAAGTAGATCAATTCATAATGCATAATGGACTTAGCTTTGATGCTCCCGTCCTGAATAGACTTATTGGTACCGACATAAAACCTAAACAGGTCAGGGACACTCTTATCGAATCCCAACTATATAATCCAATCCGCGATGGAGGTCATTCTCTTGAGGCTTGGGGTAAGAGATTGAGTTATAAAAAACTGGAGATAGATAGCTTCGATGAGTACAGTCAAGAGATGCTTCTCTATTGTGTGCGTGATGCAGAACTTACGAGGAAGCTTGCTTCTCAGCTTGAGGTGGAAGGCAAGAACTGGACAGATCAAGCATATAATTTAGAAAGAGATATAAGAGTTATTGTGGACAGGCAACAGGATAATGGCTTTGCATTTAATATAATGCGGGGGCAGTTACTCCTTGCCAGATTACAGGACGAGATGCACACAATGGAGGAGTGGGCTGACCAGAACTTTCCTCCCAGAGAGATACAGCTAAAGACAAAGGTTAAAGAAGTCCCATTCAACATAGCAAGCCGCAAGCAGATAGCTGAACGTCTTATGGAGTTGGGATGGAAGCCTAAGAAATACACTGATAAAAAGAATATTATTGTGAATGAGGAAGTCCTCTCCAAGATTAAGAACATGCCAGAAGCAGAGATGTTTAGCAGATACTTCCTTCTGCAAAAGAGAACAGGTCTTCTCAAGTCTTGGATACAGGAGTGTGATGAGAGCGAGCGTGTACATGGCAGGGTGCTTACCCTTCGCACTGTAACAGGACGTATGGCCCACCACAGTCCCAACATGGCACAGGTTCCGGCAGTCTACTCACCATATGGTAAGGAGTGTAGGGAACTATGGACGGTATCCAATCCAGAGACACACAAGCTGGTGGGTACGGATGCGTCTGGTCTGGAGCTACGTTGTCTTGCCCATTATATGAATGATCCAAAGTTTACTGATGAAGTTCTTACGGGTGATGTGCATACAGCCAATCAGAAAGCAGCGGGACTGAAGACCAGAGATCAGGCAAAGACTTTCATCTATGCCTTTCTATATGGTGCCGGCCCAGCCAAGATAGGCAAGATAGTTGGCGGCTCCGCTGGATCAGGACAGATCCTTATTAAAAAGTTCCTCAAGAATATGCCAGCCTTACGTGTCTTGCGATCTAATATACAGGAAGCATCCAAACAGAAATGGTTGAAGGGGTTGGATGGGAGACACCTACAGATAAGACACGAACATGCGGCATTGAATACTCTCTTGCAGGGAGCAGGAGCTATCGTGTGTAAGCAATGGCTGGTAGAGATGGATAGGCAGGTAAGGAAGGCTGGACTGGATGCCAAGCTGGTAGCTTCAGTGCATGATGAATATCAGTTTGAAGTAGCCAAGCCAGACGTACAAAGGTTCAGCCAGATAACAAAGGATGCCATACATAAAACACAGAAGGTATTTAATTTCAAATGTGGACTGGACTCCGATTATAAAGTTGGAAATAATTGGGCGGAAACACATTAAAGTAGTTGACACCTGTAGTAAAGTATGTTATAATACGTCTGTTGTTTAATTAGTAGTAGACAATGAGGAATGATCCTCACTCATGGCCGTAATGGTACGGCAATTTAAAAGGAGAAAAGAATGAACGATCCAATTTTTATTACTGGTAAGTGCCACTATGCTTCTATAACTGAACCCAATACCAGGTTTGATCCCGTGTGGTCAGTCCAGGTTGAGGTAAACGATGACAATCGCTCCACCATTGAAGGAGCAAACCTTCTTGTTAGTAATAAGGGAGATGCTCGCGGAGACTTCGTAACGATCAAGCGTAAGGTGTTACGTAAGGATGGGAGCCAACGCCATCCACCCATTGTTAAAGATTCTGAGAATAATCTCTGGAATGGTAAGTTGATTGGTAATGGTAGTACGGTAAATGTTAAGGCCATTCCCTATGATTGGAACTATGCTGGTAATTCAGGTGTGTCTGCTGACCTTGCGGCAGTTCAAGTGGTAGACTTTATTGAGTACTCCTCTGGTGAAGACTTTGAACCAGTTGAAGGAGGCTATGTGCAAGAAGAAAGTATACCCTTTTCTTAAACCCTGATAGGAGTGAGGGAGCATCATTGGCGGTTATGATGCTCCCTCAAAAATTTTTATGAAACAAATTGAAACATTAGTAGAAGACATTTATAATTTATTTACTCTTGATCCTATTGATATGAATGAAGAGGAGGTAGATGGACATATAAATACTTTTGGAGAGATGCTGAAGGTCCACATAAAAGATTTTCTGTATGACAAACCAAGAGATAGAGGAAACCTTAGACTCTCTGCGATAGGAAAACCTGACAGACAGTTATGGTATGATGTGAACAAACCCTTAGTTGATGGTGAGTTAAAGCCTTCAACAAGAATTAAATTTCTATATGGCTACATATTGGAAGAACTATTACTTCTCTGTGCTTCAGTAGCTGGACATGAAGTTAAGGACCAACAAAAGGAAGTAACTGTTGAGGGAGTTATAGGACATCAAGACTCAATGATTGATGGTGTCTTGGTAGATTGCAAGTCTGCCAGTGGTCCTGGCTTTGACAAGTTCAAATACAATAGAGTAGCGGAGGACGATCCGTTTGGTTACATTGCTCAGATCTCAGCATACGCTGAAGCTAATGGGGTTGATCGTGCTGCATTCCTGGCTATCAATAAATCAACAGGTGAGATATGTCTTTCTCAAGTTCATAAGATGGAAATGATTAATGCTAAAAACAGGATACGACACCTTAAGGGACTTGTTAAGAACTCTAACCTACCTGATAGGTGTTACTCTGATGTGCCTGATGGCAAGTCTGGTAACTATAAACTTGCTATTGGTTGCGTTTATTGTGGTCACAAGCAGGAGTGTTGGGCAGACGCTAACAATGGTAAGGGCTTACGTGTATTCAACTATGCGAAAGGCAAGAGACATCTTACGAGAGTAGGTAAAGAGCCTGAAGTAGAGGAAGTAATTAACTGGTAATGCACTGGGAGTATAATAAGGAACCTGATCCTGTAAACAGCTTTGGATTTGTCTATAGAATCACACACAAGAAAACAAAGAAGGCATACATAGGATGTAAACAATATTTTATAACACGTAAAAAAAAGAAAGTCGAATCCAACTGGAGGGTTTATACCGGATCTAATAAACATCTTAACGAGGAGATTAAAAGATTGGGTCGTAAACATTTCAGGTTTCAAATTATAGGTGAGTATAAAAACAAAAGAAGTTTAAGATATTATGAATGTTATTTTCAAATGATCTATCATGTATTAACAGCCAAGATGGAGGGAACAGATGAACCTGCTTATTATAATAATTATGTAGGTGGTAAGTTCTATAGACCTGTTCAAGATCCACTTGAAGATTGATCAAGAATTAGAATCATTATATGATGCTGCTCAGAAAGATCCATACAAAAGTCTTTACCTGGCTGTAATTCTACAAGCTATTCTAGATGCTACAAAACCGACAACAAAAAAAGAAGGTAGTGATTTAAAACTACAAAGAGATCAAGCCCATGCGTGGGTCTTCGCTTCGATAGGAGTGACCTGTGAAAACTTTGAAGATACATGCGCTTTGGCTGGAGTGGAGCCGAGGCTGGTGAGAACATTTGCTTTAAACGTAATTAACTCAGGAGATGCCAAGGATGTCAGAAGAAAAATCAACGCACTCTTATAAGAATCTAGGAGACAGAAGCTATTTAAATAAACTAAAAAAGCTCAGTAAGCTCAGAAAGAACGATGGCTCTAGTCCAATGGATTATCAAGTAGGTGGGAACCATTACAAGGATTGTGGTATCCAGCCAGTAGATTATATATTTCAAAACAACCTTGACTATTTTGAAGGGAACGTAGTTAAGTATATAACTCGCCATCGCAAGAAGGCAGAGGGAAGAAAGGATGTAGAGAAAGCCATTCATTATGCACAGATGATACTCGAACTTTACTATAATAAATAGGGGAACTAGATGTTTAAATCAAACCGCAATCCACAATTCCGATCCAAGTTCAGTGAAGATATATTCAATACCAAGTATTCCCATGAGGGGGCAGAAACATTTCACGAACTTGCATGTACCCTGGTTAATGATGTGTGTCAGGACTACCTTCTGAAGGATGACAAGGACGAACTTATAGATCACATATCCAACCTGAGATTCATTCCAGGTGGCCGGTATCTCTACTATGCAGGAAGGGAAAAGAAATTCTTTAACAACTGCTATCTTCTCAAGGCAGAATCAGACACAAGAGAAGACTGGGCCAAACTTTCCTGGGAAGCAGAATCGTGCCTTATGACTGGTGGTGGTATAGGTATAGACTACTCTGCATACAGGCAGGAAGGACAGACCCTGAAAGGTACAGGGGGTATCAGTAGTGGTCCCATACCCAAGATGCAGATGATCAATGAGATAGGTCGCCATGTAATGCAAGGCGGTTCCAGAAGATCAGCCGTCTATGCCAGCCTTAACTGGAAGCACCCAGACATAGACAAGTTTCTTATAGCCAAGAACTGGTTTGACATGCCAGTAGGCAGTACAGGAAAGACACTCTTTGATATCAAGCAGGAAGACTTCAACTTTCCTGCACCTCTGGACATGACAAACATATCAGTTAATTACGATACTGAGTGGTTACTTAACTATTGGGAAAAAGGAGAAATAGGTGATGTTTTCAGGACTAATGTACGTCAGGCTCTTAGAACTGCTGAACCAGGCTTCTCATTCAATTTCTTCGAGAAGGAGAATGAGACATTACGTAACGCTTGCACGGAGGTTACATCTGAAGATGATAGTGATGTCTGTAATCTTGGCAGTCTTAATTTTGCTCGTATTGATGACCTTAACCAGTTGCGGGAAGTTGTCACACTGGCCACCAAGTTTCTATTATGTGGTACTTTAAGAGCGCAGCTACCCTATGAGAAAGTATCCCAGGTCAGGGAAAAGAACAGACGCCTTGGACTTGGACTTATGGGATTACATGAATGGCTCATCCAGCGTGGGGGCAGATACGAAACAACCCCCGAACTACACAGATGGCTCAAGGTCTATGAAGCAGAATCAGACAAGACATCAAGAGACTTTGCTTCATTCCTGTCAGTTTCGAAACCTGCTGCTGTCAGGGCGGTTGCACCAACAGGAACCATTGGAATACTGGGAGGAACATCTACTGGAATTGAACCCATCTTTGCGGTGGCCTACAAAAGAAGGTATCTCAAGAACAGACGGTGGCACTACCAGTATGTAGTGGATAGTGCGGCACAGGAGATGATCGATCTGTATGGTACAAAACCTCAAGAGATTGAGTCGGCTCTGGATCTGTCTTCTGATTATGAACGCAGACTGAGTTTTCAGGCCAACGTCCAGGAATATGTTGACATGTCCATCTCCAGTACAATCAATCTGCCTGCATGGGATACAGAGAACAACAATGAAGACAAGGTAGAAGACTTTGCACAGACACTGGCCAGGTATTCTCACAGGCTCAGAGGCTTTACATGTTTCCCTGATGGGTGCAGGGGTGGTCAACCACTCACGGCAGTACCCTACACTGAAGCTATGGAAAAGCTTGGTGAAGAATTTGAAGATAACATCCAGCCACATGACATCTGTGACATCAGTGGTACCGGAGGTGTGTGTGGTGTTTAAAAAGTTCTTGACAAACAGGCATTTATAGTGTATAATATATGTATGGTGCCAATAATGGGCCATGTAATATCAACTTGCTTAGAAAGGAGAATGATATGAACGTACACGCATCTTTAACCAGTAATCACCCATTCTTTTCCAACTTCTCTAATTGGGCTATCGGACATGATAGACTATTCAGAGAGATGTTGAAGGTGGTTGACACTGTTCCTTACCCAAACTCTGCGACATCGGGGTATCCTCCCCACAATCTTATCAAAGACGAGGTTGGAAAATATCGAGTTGAGTTAGCGGTTGCTGGATTCGATAAGGAAGAGTTAGCAGTAAAAACAGAGGATGGTAAACTTGTCATTAGTGGCAAGAAGAAGACGCAGGTAGACGAGGAGAAGGTTGTTCATAAGGGGATTGCTCACCGATCCTTTGAGAAGGCTTT